TTTCTCGTGCTCAAGTTTACGTACATCATGAGCTTGTCTTAGCTGGTTTAGGTGTGATAGAGTCAAGCGAGTTTTACGGCTATCAGACATTTTAAGCGTACTTTGATCCGCTTTTTCATCGTGGTAGCCGTGCGGTGCTGGATCAAATAGTTCGCTAATAATCATAATACTATTTAACCTTTTATGTGTTAAAGTGCCGGCTGTGCGCCACCAGCAGCAGGTTGTCCTATGCCGGGTGCGGCCCCAAGATCAGGTCCACCTGGTGCGGCACCGGGTGCTGTCTCAGGACCCAGTCCTTCTAGGTCGTTTTGCAAACCGCCCGGACTAATGCCCACGCTACGTAAGCCCGGAGCTTCTGGCTGTGCTAATTCGGCGTCGCCACGTTCTTCTGCCCATGCTGTTTCGTTTTCGCTGATCTCTTGTTCAGTCATGCCCAAGTAACGCTTCATCAACCAACGCTTGCTGAGATAAGGATACTGTTCCAGCTGTGTAAATGTGCCAATACGTGCAGCATCAATGTCGGCCTGGCGATATTGAGCAAAGTTTTGCGGTTCATTGAAGCTTAGATCAAAAAGACTTCCATCAATGTTAAAGCCTCTCCAACGCATAAACAGCTTGAACTCTGAGTCCAGCTTGTCAGCAATCATGCTTTGTAAACGCTGGCAATATTGATTGAACCGCCATTCCTGGATCAGTGCTGTGCCCACACGTCCGTCTGTGTAGGCTGCTGTACCGTCTTCGGCTGTGGTGGGCAAATAACTGCTGGGAATACGCAGGCCACGGAACAGCTTGTTGGTAAAGAATCGTAAGTCTGTGATTTCGCCTAGATTTTGACCGCCCGGTAACACGTCTACACTGGATCCGCGACCGTCTGCTGTGGTTGGGAAGAAGTAGTCTTCGTTAGTCGATAATGGATTATATGTGGCATCCATCATGTTGGCGCCACCGCCCGATTGTGTGGGAATACGACGTTGATGAATTTCGTTTTTGATACGTTCCACAAAGGCCATGGCCATGTGTGTAGGCATGTTGCCCACGTCAATTTTGAAGATTCTGCGTTCCGGAGCACGTTGCACACGATAGATAATGATCGAATCTTCTAGCAGTTCTTTTTGCTTGAACACTTTGAAAATGTTTTCTAATACGCTATTACCAAATGGCCAATACACATCCAAGCCTTCAGTTAGGCTGATATGTACCACATGTTCAGCATTGAGAGCAGCTTCGTTTTGAGCATGACTGAAACGTGAGCCGCCGCCAAATGGACTTTGCGGTTGTGTGTAACCGCCGGATGGACCACCCACTTGCGGATGATTCATGTAGGTGTCTGTGGTGGCCACTGCTGTCACAGTCAAGTTTTGAAAGTTGGGGTTTAGGTCTTTGATCAAGTACTGTTCGGGCTTTTTGCCTTCGCCTTCGTTCACAATGACCTTGGTAACTTTCGACATTTCTGTCCAGTACAGCTTGAAATTTTCTGGATCACGGATAAACACTTGATCGCCGTACTTGAATGTGTTGCGAACAATTTTAAAAACACGCTTGTTCAGTTCGTTTAGGCTGACCCACTGTTGCAGTTGCTCTTTGATGATTTTTACTTCGTTGTCTGACGGAGTTTCTTTGTACTTGATAGTAAATGCTGTGTGGTTTTCTTGATTCTTTTGTGTGCAAAACTCGGCTAGAATGTCTAGTGCGGCATTGACTTCTGAGTCCATGTCCATTTGCTCGTACTGATTGTAGCGTTCAACACGATTGGGTTGTCCGGTATAAACTTCTGGTAACTGACTTTGATAGTTGCGGAAACCAGGATCTGGAGCACGTCCGCCGCCTAACGGGCTTACATTGCTGGGTAAGTTACTAGTCTTAAAATATTTTTTCCAACCGGCCATATATGTTCTCTCGTATGCTATATTTATAGCTGGTTACGCTGTAGCGTTGAAGATTTTTTCCGAAGTGTCTCTGTGGTCTTTCATAACCGAAATCATTTGATCCAATCGTTCAATCATTTCGTCCATGCCGGGCAAACGACCGTTTTTGAGTGGTGCAATCACTTCGCCGGCGCCGCCTTCAGCTACTTTTACATTGACTCCGCCTGTGGTAGCTGGTACAACTGCACCTTGTGCGGCTGCCACTTCAGCATGTATGTGTGGTCCCCAGACTTTTGCTTTCTCAGGATTGGCCGGTTCTATGCTTTCATCTAATACTTGGCTAAATCCGCCCATACTTTTTAATTTGGCCACTACCTCAGGATATTGTTTTAGATCGTGTAGCACCAGATCAAACGCACGACCGGAACCATGAGCAACACTATCGTCTATTCCTCGATCTTTGAAACCGCTAAAATGTTTGTAATTTCCACCCAGCATAGCATGAACCTGTTGGGCCATTTGCATAATTGTTGCGTTGCCTTGTTGCTCTTCTCTGTCAAATCCTGATTTAATTTTGAGACCAGTGGCTGTTACTACCGGTTCGCTGCTGCTTTTTCCTTTGTTAAATCTCTCTCTGCGTTGATCAAATACCGATTTAGCCGGGCTTTGAAACGGTGCTGCTGGTGTACCAGCTGTAGGGCCACTGGGAGGAGGTGTTCCTGGTGTTAAACTTTTGATTGCTGCGTCTAGATCTAATTTTTTTAATGCTTTTTCTATTGTGTCTACTCCGGCTGCAGTAACTTGAGCAAATCTAGTAAGAGGCGTCAGCAAGTTCTCGCCTAGTGCAGCTTTTAGTCGATTAGTATCTTCTTCTAGTCCTTGCACAGCCTTGTCCAATGGCAACATATTGTCGGCCATTTTGTCAGCGTTTTTTCTAGCTTTTTCTGCGGCGCCTTCTTGTCGCTTGAGTTGTTCTATTCTTTCCTGATTTGCAAATGTAGCAATGTCACTGTATTGGCCAGTCAATCTAGCAGCTCGAACAATAGCTTCAAATATGCCTGGATTGTCTCTTGCATATTTCAATGATTGCTCACTGAGTTTGGCAGTTTCAAGGTTAGATTCCTGGAGAGTTTTACTACTGTCCCCTATCATGCTTATCTGTTGATTTATTTGTTCCTTTAACCTTGGATTGTTAGCCAACGCCAAATTGAATGCAGTATCAGTAGATGCTCCAGCTGAGTACATTTCCATGAAGCCTTTTTTGTACACTTCGGGCATAGTAGCCAATTGGTCTCGCAATTTTTTGTAACCCTCGGCGCCACCTTCTCTTTCTGCCTTGGCTAGCACGTCCACTTCTAGTGCCTGGGTTTGTGCTTTTTCCATGGCCTTTTTGGCATCTTGACCTGTGATGTCTGAAATTATACGCAGTTCTTTACCATACTGCATAGTAATTTCTGCAATCTGACGATCACTCAAGGCTCTGCGATCTCCGGCAGCGTTTTGGCGTGCCATGACCTGTGCGGCCAATTCGGCCTGTTCTTCGGCACTATAACCTAGATTACGCAGTTGTATGCCCAGCTGGCTGTTACGCAACTCTCGGCTGATCCCGCCAATTCTACGAGTAGCTTCGCCGAGCCCCAGACCCATATTGACAAAATCTTCTCTGGCATTTTTTACCACTGTGGCCAGCTGGGCAATGTCCAGGCCAGCTCTGGCAGCTTCTTGTCGCATTTCGGTCATGCCACCAGCAAAAATTGCACCTGCACCAGTTATGTCTTTGAACCCGGCTTGCGTTTTCTTGAGTTCGTCACCCAAAAACTCTACACCGTCCTTGATTTTTTCCGCACTCTTGCCAACCAGAAATTCGCCCAACTTGCCAAGGCCAGTTATTATCAATCCAATTGCTCGACCCCACGGTCCCATCAGTGCAACAATAAGCCCAGCTGATTCAGCTACCCCGCCCAATGCTTTGCTGGCAGCCACACCAGCATCAATTGTTTTTAAACTGGCTTTGGTTGCTGCTTCAACCCCCGACGCACCCGATTGCAGACTTTTTGCAAAATCTCGTGTGCCTTCGTAGATGGTCTGTGCCAGTGATCCAATTCCCACACCCAAATTAGACAAGCCGGCACTGACGTTTTTTGTTATTGCTGTTTTCTTTAAATCTGCCTTGCTTGATTCAAGTTCGTCTACACGTTCAGCGTTACGAGATTTTTTTGCTTCCTTGATGGCACGATTTAACTCGTCCATCTCTCTGACCACGTTTTGAATAGGTTGCTTGGTGCCATCTAAGAAATCGCCAAATCCTTTGAGTACCGGTTGCTGTCGTTTGAGATTGTCAGTAAATGCTTTGATGTGTTTCTGAAAGTCTTCAACGTTTTTTGGATCAAAGGTGGCCTTGTTGCCAGTCAACTGCTCGACTTTTTCTAGAAACTCTTCTGCGGTCATGTTAGCCATATGTGTTTTTGTCCAGGTGGATTTTTAACCTATAAATATATAGGTATATCAACTTATTTATTGGAAAAATAAACCATGGAAAATGCTATTCAAAACCCCCTAGTCAAGTACTTTAGACAGCCGTCAATCTACTTAAAATTGCCATCAAACGGTCAATATTGGAAAGAAGGGGCAGTAAATTTACCAGTAACTGGGGAAATTCCTGTGTACCCAATGACTGCCAGGGACGAAGTTACTTTGCGTACTCCTGATGCACTCATGAACGGAGCTGGCGTTGTTGACGTAATACACAGTTGTTGCCCCAATATCACAGATGCTTGGAGTATGCCCAGCGTGGATGTGGATGCTGTGTTGATCGCTATCAGGATTGCCAGTTACGGTGCAGAAATGCCAGTTGATACCAGTTGCCCCAATTGCGGTGCAGAAAACACCCACAATGTCGATTTGAGTGTGAGACTATCGGGAATCACTTGTCCAGACTACAACAAAAAAATCAGTTTACCCGATGAGTTGCATGTAAAATGCACGCCGCAGGCATATTTCAGTGTTAATAGAAAAAATACCATATCGTTTGAAGAACAACGGCTAGTACAGGCCCTAGAACAAACTGATGAAAACTCAGAACAACGCATGTCACAAATTGCCGACAGCATGACCCGATTGATACAGATCAGCATAGACACAGTAACAGACAGCACCGAGTACATTGAAATGCCCGACGGAACCCGTGTTACAGATAAAGAATTTATCAAAGAGTTTTATAGCAATGCTAATGGCAGCGTTGTACGTAACGTACAAGAACAACTGGCTGAAATCAACAACCAAGGCGCCGTCAAGGATCAATCAGCTGAGTGCAACGAGTGTAAAACTGAATATAAAATTCCTATCATGTTTGACTACGCAAATTTTTTCGCAATCGGCTCCTGACATTAGACAATGACGCCGTCGTAAAACTGTTGGAATCTTACGATAAAGAGTCGAGAGCCGTTAAAAAAGAAGCGTTGCAAATGGCCTGGTACATGCGAGGTGGGTTGACCTATAACGATGCTATGGCACTGAGCTCATCAGAACGAGAGATAATTGGTGAAATAATTAAAAAGAACATGGAAACTACAGAGAAATCGGGATTACCATTCTTCTAACTGATTTAAGATTAGCTACGCTAATCTATTGATTTCGCTTTGCTCATCAATGTTTTTCTTCTTTGTTGCTTTTCCGTATTATCCAGATTAATTGGTCACAATTCACCGTATGCACGGTGAACATGATTGAGCATTATCCGAGTAGCACAGTCATTTATTATAAAGAGATTGTATTTACATACGCAGAGGCGGTTGACCGGTACCCCTTACTCTAGCTTCACATATCAACGGAACCCTAGTGACCCGATAATAAATCCAAGTCCTATAAGCTGGGGTTGTATCTTTTTCACATAGCCCCGACCATTTTTTGCCTTAAGTTAGCATTTGCCTTGCACACCCGAGCAACATCTAGACTGGGTATCTCACCAGTCCGCAACGGGAGTCGAGCTGCCTCGACCAAACAGAGTGCGAATTCCATAATAAGAGTATAACTTTGTGTTTATTGCAGAATGACTTTGAGTCGAGTGTGCTAAATCTTGTTGATAATGTGTGAGCCATGTACACGGACTTGTATGTGTCCGTTATAATAATCGTTACTTTCTAAAACTCTGCGAGCAAATTGTTCTCTTGCTTCTATATAGCTGCATTCAGATTTACTTTTGCAGTAGTATAGTATTTCTCTACTGAAATTGTCAACACCCAATGCAATCACATCTTTTGTTAATTCTGGACTGGAACCATAGTATGTTTGCCAGTCTGAATCAATTTTACCACGAATCTTCTTGCGTTTCTTCTTACCATTTTTTAGTTTGACCATTCGGTAAGTGGTCTTGCTAAATTTTGCAAGTTTTTTGCCAATATACTTTCGGCCGGTTAGGTTATTTGTTATCAAATAAACAAAACCAACACAATCTTCGGGTAGCGTTTCTACTTGAGTATTTTCGTGAATCCATGACATGCATAGTAGTTATGATCTTTGCCCTGCAATATATACTAATCTTGAATTAAACAATGTCTACGTCAGTGTTATAACTGGTGTACCCGTTTTCTTTTACCACGTGAAGTGTGTTATTAACACGGCCTGCCAGTTCATCCTTGTGCGACACTAACCAAATACTCTTGTTAGCTTCGCGACTCATCTTTTTCAGGATAGCCAAAGAGTTTTCAACTCCCGAACTATCCATACCGCTGTCTACCAACTCGTCAATAAACAACAAGTTGATGGGTTGATATAAACTTTCCCAAACATCGCGGAAGCTCCAGCTCAAGGATAAAATCAAGCGATTGCGTTCTCCGCGACTTAGATTGTCAAAGTCTAAATCTCTACCCAACTCTGTAATGGCTACAGTCAAGTCGTTGTTGAACTTGACTGTGTGTGGTAAGCCAATACGGTCCAGGTATTGTCCCAAGCGGGCATTTAAATAACTTAAATTCTGATCAATAATACGTTTACGAATAAATGAATCTTTGTTGGTCAGCAGTTTGAGTAAGAACTCTTGATGTTCTCTAATGTTATTGAGTTCGTTAATCACATCAAAACTGACTTCTTCTACGCCTTGTGTTTGCATTTCTGCTATTTGTTCAGCATACGGATCTTGTTCAACTGCCTTGATTTCCAACTGTTGAATCAAGTTATCAACGCTTGCTTGATGATGAATAGCATCCGACTCTTTGTCATAAAACGTTTCAGGCCGTGGTCCTAGCTTGCCCAGCCCATCGTGAGCTGACTGTAATTCACCCAGAGTGGCAGCAAAGGCATCCGCTGCTTCCTTTGCTCCAGCCAAGTCTCTCTGCTTTTGTCCCAGTACTGATTGGTGCTTCTCGTCATGGAAATCCTGTCCACAGGTATGGCACGTATGATTTTCCAACGAAACAAGTTCTGCTGATATCTTGCCAATCGTTTTTTCTTCACGGGAAAGGTCCAGTTTTGTGCGACCAATCGCCGACGATAGTTCATTGATATCCTTGCGAGTTTGATCCCATGTCTTGAACGCTTGGTGTGCCCGAATCTCGGCCTGGATGTCAATTCTCTGAAGCTCTTCAATTCCTGTCTGTAATTTCTGTATATCTTCTGCATGTTTATTCACCCATAGCGTTTGCCTACGCTTCAACGCTTCGATCTGTTCTTCAATTCGCTTGTTGGCATCGCCCACAGCCTTGATACGAAACTCTTCTTGTGTGATGGCATCTTTGGTTACTTTGCCAGCTTCCTTTAGTTTGTCTGCTTTTTCACTTAGCAATGTAATACCAAGTAATTGCTCAATTATAGTACGCTGGTCATTGGCTTTGAGTGCTAAGAATGGTTCTGTGTAGGTGTTGAGAGCCACAATGTGCTTGAACATGTCGTGACTCATGCCCAGCATACGTTCTATTTCTTGCTGTGTTTCTCGGCTGTCGCCTTGTGCATCATCGGTGATTTCTTGTTCGCTATCGCCAACAAAAAACTTCATGGTGTTGGGTTTACGTCCGCGTTCTATTCGGTAGCTGACACCTTCTTTTTCAAAATCAATTGTGACCATCATGTTTTTAGCATTGGTCTTGTTGATCAAGTTGTCTTTTTTAATGTTGGTAAGTGCGTTGCCGTACAGGGCATAGCTCAATGCATTGATAATAGTGGTTTTACCTGTACCGTTACGTGCACCGGAGTCGTCTCCGCCTAGGTCTAAATTTTCACCCAACACAAGAGTCAAGTCTTGTCGATCAAAATTAACTGCCTGTGTGGTATTGCCCACACTCATAAAGTTTTTAACAGTAAGGTCTTTTATTTTAAACATAGGTTCTTATTATATACTAAAATCTTGATCTAGCCAAGCAAAATGAGCTCGCCAGTTGGTATTGCGTCTTTGATCCAGAGTTGTCAGATATGTTTTTAATTTATTAATTTGACTGACATTATTTTTAGATGCTAAACTTGTGGTAGCAATACCTTGCATGGCCTTACGCTGTGCTTGCTGTGTGGGAGTAGTATCGGGCATCAACTTCAATATCTGGTCAAAGTCGTTGGCAAACACAGCACCATCGAACAAATATGGATTATCAAATTCTCCGGACGTATTAAAACTGTGAATGATGGGTTCTGCTGCCCATTCCCGTTGGAACCATGTGGCTGTGGCTGTTTGTTTGGTATTCCAGTGATTGATACGTTCCAATAACTTGGGCAACGATTTAATAGTCAAGGCTGATACAGCACTATTAATGCTTAAGGATATCCATGGCTGATTCAACAGCAATTCAAAGTTACGTTGCCATTGTGCTAGGTCGAGTCCATAGCGAACATATTCCTGCTCACTGTCCCAACAATCTAAACTGGCAGTGATTTGCAGTTTCCATATTTTGTTTGACAGCACCAATTTTCTAAATTGCTGTAAGTATTGTTCAAATCGTGGCGTGGGTATGTTTAGATTGGTTACTATACTAAAAATTAAATCAGGATTAGCATGAGTTCGCCAAAACTCAATGCTGTCGTCTAGTTCACTCATTAAAAACGGCTCACCACCTAAAATATGATACCGCTTGATTGTTTTGTAACAATCGTTTTCGTCCAAGTATTGCCACAGGCCTGCAACCATTTGATCATAATGGTCATTGTGTTGTGCTTGTTTGATGTCAAACGTTCGGGTGTGAAACGAATCTCCAAACTTTCTATTTTCTTCTTCCCATAGGCTACTATGGTGTGGCCCACAGTATACGCATTTCATATTACAGGTATTTTTAAAATAAACTTCCAGTATGGTAGGAGTAACAGTTGTAGATGATTCATCTGTGTCAAGCTCGGGCGGCACCAACCATCCGTTATCTTGTTGTAGTGTGCTTTGTCTATCACTTAGGCCACCTGCATCTTCTACGTTTCGACAGTATTCGCAACCAGCCCCCGGCCACGCACCTGCAAGCATGGTCTGTCTAGCTGAAATTTTTTCAGGTAAATTATGAAATGATGCAAAGTTGTCGGCTGGTATGGCATATTTTTCCGTGCGGTGACAGCTGGCACTAGTACCACTGTTAAAGTAGACGGTGCTCCATGCCCATTTTAATAAACAAGCAGATTCTGTGCGTATGGGAAACACTTTATTCATATAATATATGATTCATGGGCAACTTTTCTTGTGGATTGTATCGTTTGCGTACATATTCTAATTCTTCTGGCAACGACTTGATATCAGTTACCACAACGATAAAAAAATGTGGAATGTCGTGATGTTGCACATATTCCTGTAACGAGATCAAGATATCGTGCGGTTGATCGGCATAGGATTTTTTCAATGGCTGGTTAGCAACAAAGACCACACGCTCATTGTCAGCAAACACTTCCTTGTGCAATCGTCGCAGGGCAGTATATAGTTTACCCTTTGGCAAGTTATCAAACTCAGTTAAGTCAATGAAATTGTCAATTTGATACTGAGTTTGCAGTCGATGTTTAATCCGCGCCAGGATCATAAGTTTCTATAAATGTCCAACAGGAGATTTTTATTAAACTGTTCGCTGTCGATGTTGCTCAACTGTCCGTACACAATCTGATCCACCGACTCAAATGCAATGTTGCCTTGTATTTCGTATTCAGTCAAGTCAGTTACCTTGGCAGGGATCAGTGTGATCTCACGCAGTTTATACGTGTCAATAAAAGTTTCTTTGATAAAGGTGGCTTCTTCATAGCTGATATCAATATCCAAGTTAACCCTAACATGCATGTTGGGTTTGAGCATGACTTCGGTGTGTTTGAGCACATCGCTCAGTTGAAACACACGATATATGGGCTGATCGGGCCAAGCATGATACACTGGCTCTTTGTCCCACTCTAGAATCATCATGCCACGATCATCGTCGCCGGCGTCAGCATAGTTGTGCGGAAAGCAGTTGCCCAAATAGGTAATATTGCCTTTGGTCTGTCGTTTGTGGAAGTGCCCAGAGAACACATGTTCAAAACCTTTTAAATCATTTTTAGGATCAACTTCACCATGATCCGGCATGGCTACCATGGCATTCATCAAGTATCCGGGCAATTCAAAATGCCCAAACATGTACTTGCCTTGTAGTTTCTTTAGACGTTTGAAGTCATCGCCCACTAGCCACGGAGCAATAGTAACGTCGCCATGAGTAGTCCAGTCGTTACAGATATGTATTCTACTAAGGTGCTTTGCCCATTCCACACTCTGTACATCTCGCTTGTCGCGATAATACAGATCATGATTTCCAGGAATAAAGAAAGTTTGTTCGAAGTTTTCATTCAAGTGCTCCAGGGCACGTAGACTATAGCCCAAGGTTAGGATATTGATTGACGCACGATTGTTGTGCCAGTCTCCAAGAAACATGCAAGTTTCGCATCCTTCTTCCCGTGCCTTGGCAGTGGCCCATTTAACAAAGTTCAAACAGTCTTCATTGTGCAAGGTACTGTTTGATTTTAACCCAAAGTGTATGTCTGTAAAGACAGCGGCTCGTTTGAATAGATTAGTCATAACATACAGTATAGACTAATAAACGGAAAAGATCAAACGTTAATTTGTTCAATCATCGTAACCGCCGTCGCTACCACCACTTGTTGCCGATATCTTCATGCCTTGGCGTGTGTAACTAGGAGTCAAGTTGTTCATTTCTAAAATGTCATCACGTAAGTTTTGATTACGTTTTTCAATATTTAGAACTCGTGTAAATGAGTTTGTGATGGCCGCTGTGTAATAGGCAAATGGGTTTTGACTCTTGGCTTCGTCGAACTGTAAGCCAATCTGACTCAATTGTAGCAAGGCTTGACTACGCATTTCGTCGTTGTAGGTGTAACCACGCCAGTTGCTGCGTGTGGCATAGCGTTCACACAGTTTGATAAACATGTGAGCCAGCTTGGGAGTCATTTTGCCGTGTTCACGATTGAATGTGCCTTTGACCAGATCGCCCTTCCAGTGGCTTTTGCCCACGCACACAGGCTCACCAGCTTCGTTAACTTTGTAGTGTTGGAACGGGGGAAAATTGCATTTGACATATTTGGTATTACCAATCAAGTCTAAATCATCGTCGTCGTACTCACTACGTGGCACAGCACCTTCTTCTTCCTCTAAGGCTTTGACAGCGGCCTTGCGACTTTTTACATCATCCACAGGAATATGATCCCAGGTCATGATACGAAAAACCACATCTGTATCTTTGACATCTTTGAGTTTGACTTCAAATTCGTCTAATTTGCGTTTGGTGCCATCTGCCATAGCTGCTTCTAACGCCAGTTTAGCTAGCCTTACACATCGCTCCTTGCGAGCCAACATTATGTTCTTTTTGTTTATTTTGCTCACATCGGGCAGTATTAAATCGTAGGCGTGATATTCTGGATCTGTGAAAGTGCAGTAGGTTGTTTTGCTTTTGTGAATCTCTTTTAGAATGTCTTTGTTGTTAAGATAATTATGGCGCACCTGTATTTCCTTTAAAGTTAGCACATACTAACATATTTAATTGTCGTGGTCAACCTAATTTTGAAAAATACCGAAAACATTATCTACGCCGTTATTGATATCTATAAATACTGTATAACCAGGAAGTCACGATGCCAGTTTTATCCAACGCACAATTACAAGGAAGCCCTGCCAACGGCTCACAGTCACTTGGCGCCCAATTGGGACAAAGCATCAACAATGGATTGATGGGTGCTGTGGGGCTAGCACCCAACGGCATGAGCGGACGTCAAAACACAGCCGACATGTTTAGATACAGCAGCAGAACCACCGGACCGGCTCCTAGATTTGTGTACCCAGCATTTCCCAGCGCCAGTGCAGACTGGCGTGTGCGTGTGAGTCTAGCACCAAACAGCAAGTATTTTTACAATGATCCACAGGGCAATGCCCTATTGAGTCCGTTGATAGAATCCGGTGGCGGATCAGACAACAGCATCGGCGCAGCATTCGGGCAATTGACCGGGCTTGGCGGAACAAAACGAGTGGGTGTAGTATTCCCTTACACTCCCACCATGACTGTAGCACACACCGCTAGTTACACTCCACAAAAATTGACACACAGCAATTATGCTCAGTATTTTTATGACAACAGCGAAGTTAGTGCAATAACACTCAACGCAGATTTCACTGTGCAAAACATCAACGAAGGACAGTACCTGTTGGCTGCTATCTATTTCTTTAGAAGCTGTACCAAAATGTTTTTTGGAGCTGGTCCCAATGCCGGTAATCCGCCCCCGATCGTTTATCTAAACGGTTATGGTCAGTATTACATGCCCAATGTGCCTTGTGTGGTCACCAGCTTTAGTCACACCATGCCAGCTGATGTGGACTATGTGGACATTCCTGAACCCAGCGTTACTCGTGGCAGCATGGGACTGAATCCTAGACTAAACAGCACTCGCTTGCCTACTACCAGTCAGATGAGTTTGAGTCTACAACCGGTGTACAGTCGTTATGCACAAAGCCAAGGCTTTAGTCTAGAAGACTTTAGTCGTGGCGCTTTAATTAATCCAGTTAGAGGTAACAATCCTGCCACTGCATTTGGCGCTACACAGCCAACAAAGCATGTCAACAACACCGTTAAAAATGGTGGCTTCCTATAATGGCAACATATTCACGCACTAGTCCATATGCCGGAACACAGACCTGGGGCAAGTTCCTGGATGTGTGGCCGGGTAAAACTATCTCAGCCAACATGACAGATGCAGTATATCAAATCGACCAAATATATAACCTACGTCCGGACCTGTTGGCCAATGACATGTACCAGGACAGTAGCTTATGGTGGGTGTTTGCTGTACGCAATCCTGATGTGTTAAAAGATCCCTTGCTGAGTTTTACAACAGGCACAATCATTTATGTTCCTACCAAGGCAGTTATTCAACAGCAACTACTAGGCATTTAACAATGGCTATCAAACGTCAAGCAGAAACTGCTGCAATCGTCAATCCCTTGCATCGATACGCATCCTACACCTACTCGTGGAGCCTATGGTTGTTGGCTCCATCTGACTACAACTCACTTATGAATTCTCTAGGGCCAGAAGAAGCCATGTCATGGAAACCTGCCAGTAGTCGAAGTTTTGTGCTGGCCCAAGACGGAGGCCTCTATCCCGGGGAGAAGTTTAGACAGCCCGGCACTAACGGGTTAAACTATCATATACAAAATGTGCAATTTGATACTGTGGTAGCGCCAAATAAAACCAGCAGAAGCAGCAACACGATCAAAGGATCAATGACCATATTGGAACCATATGGTGTAACCTTGATCGACTCGCTGGTTGCAGCATCGTTTGATGGAACAAAATTTAATAACTACACCCAAAATCCCTACATGTTGCAACTGGAATTTTTTGGTTATGACGACAACGGAGAGCAAATTCCCAAAGGTCGCTCAGACCTTGTTACTTACAACAAGCGTTTTCCTATCAGTTTGTTGACCATGAAGATCGAAGTCACTACCCGCGGCTCAGAATACAAGATAGATTTTGTGCCCGGCGGCGCCATGGTACACCAATCAACTTCGTACAGCACCACACCCGAACAATTTAACATCACAGCCGACACCGTTGACGCATTCTTTAACGGCCCCGAGGGTCTGGCAGAGCAGTGGCAAGCATATTCTAATCAACAAGTAAAGCAAAAACAGGCAGAATTGGCAGACGGTATCTTTTTTAAAATTGATCCACTGATAGGTGAATCTAAAATAGTAAATGAAAGCAAAGTTTCTTTGGCCAAGGCCAATCCCAAAGCCAAAAACATAGATTTAAAAAGTTCAACATTTACCATTCCTCGCGGAACCCCGATACTAGACATCATTACCAAAGTAATGGCACACAGCGATTTTTTAATACAAAAACAATTGGGCTTAGAAGAGACCATTTATGAAAATCCCGACCTGTTTGACGCAACAAAAGTATTCAATGCATTTAAAACCACAACAAAATTAGAATACGGTGGCATAGATCTTACCGGGCAACGTCAAGGCCCAGCTATTGACATAATTACAGGACGGTACCCTAAGATTGTAACTTATAACATACATCAGTATGCAATATGGAATGCCAAGCACCCAAAGGCAAACCAACTGGCCAACAGCTATCCGTACACAAACAAATACTACAATTACATTTACACTGGCCTAAACACAGATATCATTGATCTTAAAATAAATTTTGACAGCACCTATTACACCGCAATTATGGCCTTTACCAATACCAAGGCTGCAGAAGACTCAACCAAAGATAC